TGCCTCTTACAATAAGTGATAAGATCAGCCCTAGAACTTGGAGATGCCATTACACACAAAAAATCCCTTCTTACCTATTTAGGAAGAAGGGATTTAGTATTTATTCAGCAGGAGATTCTTCTGCTGCTTCCTCTGGTTCTCCTTCTAGAAGTCCAAGAGTTTCAAGACCACCTTGAAGTTTGATCTTATACTCTTTTGCTTTCTGAAGGTTCTCTTCTAGTTCGGCAATTTGCTTTACGGTAGTAGCAATTTGCTCTTCGAAGTTTTTCTTAAGTGCTGCAGGATCCATAGTAATCACCATTAATAGTGTATGTTTTTATTTATACTCCTTTAAGATATCCACACTCTTTAAGAGTTTTAAAACATCTTCCATTGTAAACAACATAGTGTAAAAATAGTTGATGGTGAAAATCTTTTTTGCCTCCAGGCATTGGTTCTCTCCAATGATTAACTTCATTGCCTAAGTAAATAACAGCATCTCCATTTTCCATATCAACATCAACTATTTTCCCATCTTTTCTCTCCACAAAAAATTTCCATGGATTTGCCAATGTTGTTCTTAGTTGCAAAGTAACACTAACTTCACATGGTTCCCAATCTTTATGTGGTTTTAATTCATTACCAGAATAATAAATGCGATCAAAATAAAAAGTTGGATGCAATTGATGTGGTGGTAATATAATTTTTTGTATCTGATTTTTCATCTCCTGATGAAATTTTCTGAGAGGAGGAAAACATGTTCTGGAATATGATCCATTTACTTGCACCTCTTCTCTAAAGTCTCCATCCAGTGTCCCATCATACAACCATTCAATATGTCTTTCCTGGTACATATCTTCTGGTAAGATACTCAATCCTTCTGGTTGTGATATAAAATTTCTGATAATACAGTATCCATGTTTCCAAAAAAATTCGCTAGGTTTCATAGTTTTACAGCAAGAAGTAGTGGATCGGATTCATTATCATTGTTATTCCAAAAATATTTCATGCCTTGCTCAGTAATTAAATCAAATGCTAAAGAATATCTTTCTTTGTCTTTTAACATGTCAACGGAATGAGGTAAACTGGATGGGAACAATGTGAGCATTCCTTTTAGATTATTTACTGATATCATACCAAGATATGGAATGTCATAATCAGTTGTTGTTTTATTTTCAGTCAAACACAAATTACCACTTAAATATGAATTTTCATGTATAGCATGGAAATGTCTTTTTAAGTGCATTCCTTCTTTCTGTGGATATACCCAACCTCTGACCCATAAAGACTCTGGTTCTATATTTAATTCTTTGCAGAATTCTAAATGGCAATTGATAATTATATCACGAAGTTGATCAATAGCATCAGATTTCCAAGTAAATATATTGTAGTGTTCCCACCTATCTCCTTCGTAAAGATACTCATTCTTTTTTACTTCCCTTAACAAAATATCAATTAAATCTACATCAATTAAATCAAACCACATGTCAACAGAAAAACGTGGAGCGAAATAATTATTTGGATTGTTTGACCTCCAGGAACGCAATTTACCCATTTAACCTAGCCCCATAATTTGAATTAATATTCAGAATATTATTTTTCAATTGCTCTGAATATGGACACTCTTCTTGACATGTTCTACAGATAGTATCCAAATTCTCAAATGCTTCTGGAACATCTACAAAATTTGCACACTTTTCCCAATCAACCAAATCAAAATTCATCTTACATCCCATAGGGCATTTCTTCTCACATGGAGCAGGACATCCAAGACAATTATCATAGTGAGGTTCTCCCTCAACTACAACAATATCTTCAAACTCTGCGTTAGTAAAGATAAGATCTATTTTGTAATTCATTCCAAATTTTTTATGGAACGCCAAAGAAGTTTTTGCTAAAGTGGCAGCACCAGATCTAATAGCAAATTGTTTTCTATTGAGATTGTAACCGTCATATCCAAAATTGAAATTGGGATAAATCCGATTTAATTCTTCAATTATCTTTGGGAGAAAATTATTCTTGTAAAAATAATCATATGCTACAACACTAAAAATGTTCCAAACAATAACAGACTTACACCTATCATCTAAGTAAAATTCTTTACCTAGAGATTCTGGTTTTCCTCTGTTAAAATTATCTTGGGAACGTTGTCTAATAAGATCTTTTGGGGGAGTAGTAACAGACAAATCGTAGAGAAGTTGAGTTTCGCCAATCACACTATCAATGACTGTTTTTACATATGACAAATTCATAATTTAACCCAATGAGATTTCATGTTGTCAAATATATCATCATTATAAACTTCTTTGGTTATTATATCAAATGCTATTGAGACTCTAGTATCATCTTCCTCATATACATCAGTATAATGTTCTAACCAATTTGGAAATAATGTAATCTTTCCTTTTTTATTTTCCGAAGAATATTTTTTTCTGTTATATGGACTCACATAATTTGTATGAGTATCGTAATCATCTAAACATAAATGTCCACCAATATAAGTATATTCACTATTCCAATGCTGATGTTGTTTTATGTGTTGATTTTTTCTTAAAACATTTGCCCAACATTGAATATAAATTTCATCTTCCCAATCATACCCAAGTGTTGTAATAAAATTGTCATGAGAAGATCTAATAATCTCTCTGAGAAAAAAACACTCTTCCCATTTAAGAACATTATAACAATTCGATCTAGATGTCATACTAGAATCTCCCAGTCCAGTATTCCAATCTGATGTGTATGGATAATCCCTTACAATTTCTTTCTCTTTTGAAAGGATAATAGATTTTAAATTTTTTACATCTACAGTTGATTCGTAGATATAGTAATTAAATACAGGAGCAAATCTTGTTCTGGGAGTTTCGTTTTCAAATTGAATTATTTTCATAATATTAAATATACAAAAATTGACTCATGGAGTATCTTCCAGCACCAACTACTGGAGTTACTTGATGATATAAAATGGACGGAAAGACCACCATTGCATTATTTAGACATGGCAAGTGAAGTGAGTTTTCTAAAATTAAATCCCCGCCAGTAAAAGATTTCGGTTCCTCATAAAACCAACTTATGCATGTAATAACACAGTCATCGGTATGATCTTTGTAATGATCTCCTTCATTATAAATGTGTAATTTTGTACTGTCTTTGTTTGACTTACTAATGTAACGAAATACAGAATGATAATCTTCTAGATTTGATTTAAAAATTTTTCTATTAATTTCTAAAATGTCTGATTGAGAACGATCTTCATAGACAACATCTAAATGTACTCCAGAAGCTTCCTTTAATGGAATTCCATTAGAATATGCAGTTCCTGGACCTCCAGATTCTGTAGACCTTTTAAAAACTCCAAATCTTTTTAGATATTGAATTTCTGCAATAATTTTTTTAGATTCTTGTTTGCAATAAAAATCCTTCCAGTATAATACTGGAAGGTCTTTTACTCTAGTTAAAATCAAATTTGACATTATCAATCTCTCTTAGATTATCCCATATAAACATAATTCCATTATTTAAAAATAGTTCTCTTGGAACTAAATCAAACCCATTACAGTGCTCTTCAACATCCAAAGCAAAATGGTATAGTGTTCCAGTATCACAAGACACACAAGAAACAAATTTTCCATTAGAAGAAACTTTTTCATATACCACATTCTTATAAGTATATGAATCTGATACTAAACCAAATTCTTCTTTAAGAACTTTTTCGATTCCTTTAGCTATTTCATCTGGAGAATTGAAAAAAGGAACTTGAATATAGTTTGGGAATTCGTAAATTATTCTGGGATTTATTAAAGAATGTGGCATCAGTAATAATTCAAGTTTAAATTGCAACGATAATTTGCGTCAGTACATGTAGTGCTATGATGTGGAATTGTTGGATCAAATCTTAATAATCTATTTTCAACAGATTCTACTTTAGTGTCTCCAATAACAGTGTATCCATCGTTTGTGTTTAGATAAAATATAGCACCTTTATGTTCGTAATCATAATCAATATGATCTTTGTGATGATATAAGGTTTCTGTTTTTGGGTATAAGTTAAGTTTTGCTCTTATCAAAGCACGACCTCCCATAACAAAAAATAGAGGAGTTACAATATCTTCAAAGTTATTACTATTTCTTCTACTATTGGCAAATAGTAAATGAGTAAAATATGAGTGTTCTTCTAGTCCCTCTCCAGAAACATTCGTTTGCAAAAACCATGGTATGTTTTGGGAAGTTAAAACTAGATTTTTAATTCTTGCAAACAATTCTTTATCCAAATAATTATCTTTAATTTCAATCATTTCAAATCTCCAAAAATTCTTTTTTGTTATTGATCGGCATAGAATCATCTCTTCCATACCACATTGATAATGTGTATCTATCTCTTTTTATAACATTAGATACACCATGTCTAAACTCCCTACCATCAAAATAAACTGTCCTTCCAGAAAGAGGTTGAACGTCAACTCCTTCAATTACAGTATGACCACCGATATAATTATCATTTAAATATGTAATTGAAGCTCCAGTTGTAGTATTTCTAGTAGTATCTTTGTGAAAATTTTTATGTGCTCCACATGGATACTTCACAACTTCCACATTTTGTAAAATAGAAAATCTTTTATCATTTGAAACCATCAACTTTATTTTTGATGATAAATTTAAAATGTCATTGTAGAAAGATTCATTTTCTTTAAGCATATCAATACTTAAAACTCTTGTCTCATCCCAAGTATATGTGTTGAATATGTTTCTCTTAAAATTTTCAATAATATTTTCTACAAAATTTTCTTCTATCTCAATTTGGGAAATGTAGATCATCTAAAAGGTTCTCCAATATTCCAACTGACCAAAGAATTTCTAATTCCTTTGGTAACTTTCCTAACTCTATGATAAACAAATGCTGGAAAAACAATTAGAGATCCTTTGGTGTCTAATTCTTTTGCTACACATGTTTCTGTTCTATTGAAATGAAATTCTAATTCACCACCTTCAAATTCTGATGGATCGTTTAGTAGTAATGTTGTAGAAAGTTTTCTATACTTTCCTCGCATTTTTTCATTTGTATCATCTTCTGGATATGTATAATGATGCTGGTCTGGGTGCCATTCATAGAACTGTCCCTCAACATATCTTGTGTACTGAAGTGTTTCTGTGTAGTCCCACTCAAAGTTCCAACCCGCCATTTCATTGGCACGATTGATGTATGGTTTTAATAAATTATAAATCCATGGTTCATCTATCCACGAAATATGTGAGTTTCTTGTTTTGAAAAGATCTTCGTAATCTTCTTCAGTGTACTCTTCTAGATCTTTTTCTGTGTGTCTATTAATCTCTCCCAGTTTATGAGATTGATTTTCTCCCATAGCAATAATACGATCGCATATTTCTGGTTTAATAGCATTTCTAAAATACCAGTAATTGTATTTTAAATTCATTCAACCCCCATTATATTGAGTATAATCAAAATCTTTTAATTTATAAGTATACCATCCAGTACAAACATATTTAGTTTCAGTTCTAGATGGCACTCCTCTGTGAGTATGGGTCCAGTCTGTTGGCCATATAACAGTTAGACCTTTTCTTGGTTGAATTTTTATTTGTTGATAATACCATTCTGTTTCTCCCTCATCATATACAGTATTGAGATACGTCATGAACACGAGATGTCTTAAGGGAACTAAATCACCACTGGAAGATCTTTCTGTGTGCCATCCATAAAAACCTTCATTTGGTTTGTATTTTTGAATATTAAAATTTGTATTTAATCCCCATAATGAATGATTAATAGAACACCAAGAAAATTTTTCAGTATACTTGGAACAAACTGTAGATAAAGCATCCAAATAATCTTGAACTCTTTTATCTGGGTCTGATGGTATTACTGTGATATCAGTAGATGTTTTAAATTCTTTGTTAACACCATTTCCAATCTCTCCTGGTTTTTTAGAAGGCGATTCTTCAAAAAATGATATAAGACCATCGCAAATACTTTCATCTATATACCAACCAGCAATAAAATTTGGAGATTTTTCGGGAACAATAAATTCTTTCATAATGATAAATTAAAAGATAATGCTATTTTTTCCTCGCATTTCTGTTTTTCTGTTCCATGCATTGTATCACTAGTAAAGAGTAACATAGATCCAGGGATGCATGAATATTCACAATACTGGTGATTATAATTATTCCATACCTCTGGATCTGGAAGCATGGTTGGTTTATTAAAAAATTTTATTCTTTCATTGATAGAACTTTTTACATAATACACTCCAGATAATAAAGATCCGTTGTGATTATGTGGAAAAATATAATCACCTGGATAACTAATATTTGCCCAACAATTATCAAAATGGAGATTGTCTAAATTTAAATATCCAATCTCTTTGAGAAATGCTTTAGAAGACTCATATATTACTTTACGAAGATCTTTTAGTTCGCAAACTTCGAAGATATTATTTCTGGTTTTGTGTGTTGAGTCAATATTTTTCAATCCATCTCTGATAGTTCCTACATCAGAAATAGCATTTTTTATTTCTTTCTCATAAGAAGAAAGATTGTCGTTTAAAATATTGGGTTCAAAATAAATTGCTGTTGGAAACCAAACATTAATCATTGAATCATAATATAGAATTCAGTAATATTTATTCTGGTGCAGTTTCCCACATTTTAGTCTCTTCATTATACTGGTAAGCTGATGAAGAGAGAATAACAGCATCCGTTTTTACATATGTTTTTCTTGTGTTATCCCAGTACCATCCAGAAGGATTTTTTGAAGAATTTACACTATAATCTGAACTATCGGTATATTCAAGAGGATTTCCTTGGTTATCTGTAGTTTGATTTGACTGAAATGGGTATTCCCAATGACAAGTTTCCTCGTCTAAAACAGTATGAAATTCATTTGGTCTTTGAGGAATAAAGGCATCCCTTTCGTAATCATACTTTCCACCTATAGAAGCGTAGTTTTTTCTACAACATTCTTTTGTATCAAAAATTGGATCTTGTGGAACTCCGTCAATTGGTTCTGGTTGAATTCTGTGTCTTCCTTTACAAGCATTATATGAAGTTTGTTTGTAATCATAATCAGATCCAAACAAATTTTGTAAAAACGCGCAACCAACTTCGTCACATTCATGACCTCGTTCATCGCAGCAATCGTAATCTGCTACTTTTAAGACAGAAACTACTGTGCCAAATTGATCGATTTTTGCAAAATGTGCCATTTTTCTTACTGGAATTTATATTTAACAATTACAACGCCGCCGCCACCATTACCACCTTTTGGTTCTGGATAGTTGCGAGGGTCTTGGTCAGCAGCACCACCACCGCCTCCACCAAGACCATTAGATCCATTATTACCATTTGCAGTGGGAGATAGAGCTCCTGATCCTCCACCGCCATTTCCTCCGTTGGGAGCATGAGGTCCTCCTGGATAATTAGCTCCGCCGCCACCGCCACCATAGGTAACAGGACTACCACTAATAGCAGAAGTATAACCGTTACCACCTCTTGCTGGACCAGAATTTGGTCTATTGTATCCTGCCTGTCCTGCTTCACCAGCACCGCCACCGCCGCCAGAAGTTCCGTTTTGTGATGTAGCACCTGTTCCACCAGGAAATCCTTGTCCACTGATACCAGAACCCCCAGGACCTTCTCCAGCACCATCAGTACCGTTTCCACCACCAGAACCACCACCATTTCCAGGCTTATCTTGCTGACCTCCTCCGCCACCTCCAGTAGCTACTTGAGTTCCAAATCTACTATCAGCTCCGTTAGCTCCAATATTATTACCAGTACCACCAGTACCACCACCACCAACAGCAATTTGATATGATCCAGCAGAAATGGCATAGTTATAACCATCAGTTCTCAAAACACCGCCAGCGCCACCGCCGCCGCCAGATCCAAAGTTATTGAAATCTCCAGAAGCAAATCCGCCACCACCGCCACCACCTGCAACGATTAGGTAATCAATAGTATTACCGAATGGTTGAGTTGAATCTCCAACAGCATTTACAACAAAAGCAGATGCATTGTTAAAGGTGTGAATTCTAAAATCTCCATCGTTAGCAATTGCTCCACCAGCGGCTTCGATGAATCCACCTCCAGCACCAACTGCTGCTTTCCATTCTGTTCCATCCCAAACTTCTACACCACCCTCTTCGCTGTTGTAGATCATAAAACCAGCAGAAACACTTAGAGCATTTCTTTGTGCATTGGTATATGATGGGAGATTGAGACTTCCTGTAATATTTAAAGTCCCTGCATTTAATGTAGACATAGTTTTTTATTGACGTTGTGTTTCTTGCCAGAGTAATGCTCCATCATCATTTGGAGCATAAACATAGATTTTCCCATTCTCTCCAAAGCAAATTGCACCTTCTTCTGCTGCTGGCATAGCACCAACTGGAAAAATAGGCAATTGCACACCAACCGTGGGATTCGCGGTATTGACAGTTAATTTTCCTGTGCTCATTTTAAGAAATGGCTTGGTCGTTTCTATTTATAACCATTACTATAAAATACTCCAAACACCACCAGAAGAAATAGTTATTGTTGTTCCACTCTGAATTTCTAGTGGACCAATAGATGCCGCATTATCCGAACTTGCAATAGTTACATTTTCGGAAATAGTTTTTCTATTTCTCTTGATGATTCCATAAGTATCAACATACTGTTTATCACCATTAGCGTACATGACACTAGTGTTCTGACCAGAAGAGAAAGTGGAACCTTCAATATTAAATGAAGCAGGAATAACCGTTGATCCAACTGTGGTTGTACCTAAATGTAAGGTGTATGTTGGATCTGTCTTGTTAATACCAACTCTTGATAGTCTGTAGATATCTGTGGTATTAGATGCTTCTGTCCAACGAGAAGTTACAAACTCTTCGTTATTCTGGAAGAACTGACCATTGAGGTTCATATCTCCCTGAACATTGAGGATATATTCTCTCTGAATTGGAGAAGCACCGCTGTTATCTGTGCCAGAGAATGTGGTAGTGTTAATACCAACTCTATTATTTGATCCTTGGATAGCAAGGGCGGGTGTTCCCTTCCATGTAGTAGCACCCTGAGAACCATCGTTAGCGGTAATCTCGAAGATGTCTCCACCAATCAAGTTGTTACCAACACGGAAGTTGCTCAACTGAGAAGGACCACCAGAAACAAGACCACCAGTTGCACCTAAGAAGTAAATAGGAGCATCATCATTATTAGCAGTTGTTCCAAGAGTTAAACCTTGGATGCCGACAATCATGTTGTCAACATAGAGACCATTGTTAGAACCACTGTTCTGAATGGTGACTCCACCAGTTCCACCAACAACCAAACGGTTATTGGAGTTAGTTCTCATGACGATATCTCTATCATCTGCTCTGCCATTTAGAACTAAGTGTCCACCTTCTCCTGGGAAAGCACCACCACCATTACCATCACTTACCCAAATCCAAGTATGGGTTGTATCATCCTTATAATCATTTCTAGAGTCTAGATATAGATGATGAAATCCTCTGGTTCCTTGGAGTCTGAGAGCAGCAACAGTGCCACCCTTAACATCCAGTGAAAGTCCAGCAGTTAGAGTTGTGCCAACATTGATACCAACATTATCTTGCGAAGCATCAACAAATAGTGTATCTGTATCAACTGCGAGATCTTCTGCAACAGTGATGTTGCTTAAGAAGTCTGCTCTACCAGAAACGCTAAGTGCCTGATCTGTCGCTGGAACGTTTATAATTCTCAAACGTCCAGTCATATCATCGCCGCCCTTGAGGACGTTCATTGAAGCTTGACCAGTTAATATACCAGTTCCTGTCGTTCCTAATGTGATTGCACTAAATGCAGCAGCACCAGTTGAGTTTCTGATAACTGCTTCGCCATTTGAAGTTGTAGTATAATTGGAACCACTAAAACCAGTGCTAAATCCTACATTACCTTCATTCCAAACTTTATTTCCATTTACTGTAAATAAATCATTAGTGCCTACCTTGAGTTCAAGTGCTCCACTACCATCTGCAGAATTTCCACCCGTAGCAATGAATGCTACGTTGTAGTTTGTTGCTGCAAGTTGAGAAGATCTGAAGTAAATTGATGGTGAAGAAGCAATTCCATCTGCTCTTCCCACAGTAAGGAGAGCATTTCCAGAATTACTTTCTGCAGAAATTACTTGATATGTTCCATCAATATCACCGTCTGCATTATCATCTACCTGTGCGACGTTCCAGTCTTGGAATCTATAAGAGTTACCAACACCACCAGTACCAATAAACTCTGCGTCAATAAAGGAATCAAAATCACCAGATGTTAAACTACCAGTGATAAGAGTGTAGTTGTTGGCAGCATCATTAACATCTTGTCTTGGTTCTACCTTTGTGATGTTGACAGTTCCTCTAGCAACACCACCAGATGTATAAAGATTTACTGGAGTTCCTGATTGGAAGGGTGCAGAATTTAATAGTTCATCTCTAACAAGAATAGAAACTCTTACAGAACCAGTCCAATCCATAACACGTAGTTGTGTTAGGAAATCTTTTGATCTTTGGAGAGTTGCAATTCTATTGGTACTGAGAATACCAAAGTTCATGTTTTCGCCAGTTTGATACCATGTACCTTGGCGACCATCCATTCTGTCTGCATCAAGACCAGAATCTACACCATCATTTCCAGAGTGCCAGATTTCATACCAGTTACCAAATACGTTTGCGGGACTATTATAAGAACCACGCAACCACATGCCTGCGCCAGTCGCTTGAGTTGCATCTGTAAATGCTAACTGTCTAACACCACCAAATGTAGCATCAAATTCTGAACCACCATTTCTGAGGGTAAGAACCATGTGCTTTGTTCCACCATCAGCAAGACCATCAGCAGAGTTATTTTTTGTTTCTGCAATAATACCAGCTGAGAATTCATCTGGTGATTGGTTTGCCTGAGGAGCGTCAGCGGATCTTAGTCTTAGCGTACTACCTGACTGGTTAGCGATACTGATATCATAGGTTCCAGATAGTCTTTCAACTGGCAGAGTACCAGCATTTTGGTTAGTAGAGTTTAGATAGAAGGAACCTTGAGCACCATCAAGAGTATCAGCATCAAGACCAGAATCTGGACCCGTGTTGATATCAATAGAACCATTTCCTGCTTCGCCAATAATAAACTGAGACTTCTTAAATCTAGCAACACCAAGAGTACCATAAGCATCTCCAGATGTTGTCAAATCTGAAACTCTATCAACGTCAATGGTGACGTTTGCGTATTGTCTTAGAACTGTCGTGACCTTAGCAAGGAGATTCAGTCCTGATCCACCACCAATTTCAGATGGAGCTGAGGAAACAACAAAGTCTACATTATTTTGTGAAGTATTTTGTCCGTAATCTTGTCCACCTGATGTAATAGTAACCTCAGTGACTGTTCCACCAGAAACTACAAGGTTCGCTTTTAGTCCAGTTCCAAGACCACCAGTTAAATCAAGTCCAAAGTATTGTCCATCATCAAATCCAGTACCACCATTTTGGATAACAATTTCTTCAACAAATCCACCTTGAGTTTGAGAAGATTCTACTGTTAGAGGAGATTTTCCTCTGTTAAATTCTATAACTGTATCAGCAGGAAGTGTTGCAGTTAAGAACTTATCTAATGTAATGGTAGTTTCTCCACTTTCTGTTAGAACTCCATCAATATTAGTGTCAGGTTGAATGCCAGTAATCTGACCAACTTCATGACCCTTGAGGAAGTTTGAACTAGAATTAAAGATTAATGTTGAAGCACCGCTATTTGCCTGTACTTTTAGTTTTGCAAAATATCTGGTTTCTGGACCCTTAATTGTTTGAACTGCAGCAGCATATGCCTGGTCTCCTCTCAAGAATGTGAAGGAGTTGGCAGCACTATCAGCACCTTGAGCGTTGAATGCTAAACGTGCAGTGGAGATAACACCAGAGGTAATATCTCTTGCAGCAATTTGGTTGGAAGATAGAGATACCCAGTTACTTGGATTATCTGCAGAAGTATTAATAACGCGATTGATATTAACTATCTCTGCAGGAAGATCACTGGATTCAATTGTATCTGTATCTACAATCTTGATGTTGTTGACAATATCTCCATATAGTCTACTTTCAATCAAACATGTTGCGGTCGCTTGTGTTCCAGAACCAGCAGGAGCTGCGATAGTGATTGTTGGTGGTGTGGTGTATCCCTTACCTCCAACATATCCATTGAAAAGTTCAATTGTCATAATGACAACTTGACCATTTGCAATAGTAGTGGTAATGTTCGCGTCTACAGCTCCTGCCTGAGGATTACCACCAGAAACGGTGACAACAGGTGGAGTTACATATCCAGATCCACCGTCAGTGATGTTTATTTGATAAACAACACCCTCTCTATATTCAGTTGCTTGAATTTTACCACCAGATCCAGATCCAGTGAATACATCCCCAATAGTAAATTGTAGTGTTGGATCTACAGCAAAAGAAGCAAATAGACTTTCGTTGTCATTGTTTAGAATATAGGATGTGTTTGTATCTTGCTGAATCGCAATATCTCCAGCAAGTGCTCCTTCAATAGCAAGTCTTTCTGCTTGGTCGGCAACAGTATAAACTTGGAAAGGACGTAGAGGTGGAATCTGATCTTCGGAAATCTTACCAGAATCAGTAAGTTCAACCAGAGCTCTAGGAACTGGGTTTGTAGAATATGGTTTGTTGATG